TTACTGTATACTTTTTTTCTTTCTCTAGCCTACTGCTCAATTCTTTAAGTGTAAGGCCATTTTGTTCTCTTAAAAATTTTAATTTATTTTCCATACAAGACCTCCTGATACCATAATAACACAAAATTGATAATAATAGTCAAAAAAATTTTCAAAAAAGAAGTATTTTTCAGTTGACACTTTCAAAATGAAAGTTTATAATTAGATTACTTTCAAAATGAAAGTATAGAAAGGGGGTGTTATAAATGATTATTACTATCGAGATAGCCGAAAAAGTCAGAATTAAAAGGGGACGGCTTTCAATGACTAAAACAAAACTATCCGAAAAACTTGGTATTGCTAGGCAAACGCTTGTAAAAATCGAAAAAGGGCAGTACAAATGCCCTAAGCGTATCTATGAGAGCGTGATGACTTGGCTAGTAGAAGAAATTTAAAGTAAGTAAAAAGCCGTGTACAGGCGGCCAAACCAACGTACACGGCTAAGGAAAAATAACAAAACTCAAGCAAAGGCAAGGCGCGTGGTTTTGTTAGGTATTTAGTAAGAGTGAAAACAATCGCCCTTATAAAATATATCACTTTAATTCTACCATAAACAAAGGAGAAAATCAAAAATGGCATTGAGTAAACAAAACATCAAGCAACAAGGCAATAAAATAGCTAAGTTACTCCCACATATTGAAATTATCCAACAGCTAAGTAAAGCGTTATTACTTGCTGATAATTCTGGAGCAGATAGCAAAGTTTTACACCATCAAATGAAACAAGCATTTAGCGTTATTTTTGAAATGGCAGATCAGGCATATCAAGAAATAGACCAGATTGCTTGTAAGTTAATAAATTGTGATGATAAAGAATTGGAGGTAAAACCGAATGGTAAAAGAACATTATACCGTAACTCATACGATGGCAGACGGGACAAAAAGAGATAGTATTGCCGGATATGTTATCCCTGACGATAACCCAATATATGCACTTTTTAGAAAAATAAATGAGCGTAGAATGGAGGAGATGCGAAAAAATGGCAACCAGTCTGCAACCATTGATATACAAAAAGGGTGCATAGGAGAGGTAATCTTATAGAGCAGTTTGAGGAGACAATGAAATGAATGAGTTAGATTTAACCAATACACAGGCGGTTATCTTTTCCGTGGTATTGATTGGCTTGCTACTTTATCTAAACCACCGAGACCGCCAAAAAAGCGCCCAATTTGAGCGAGAAAGCAAACAGATGATAGAAACACCTAGCGAGGATTTAAACCCTTGCTACGGGCGTTATATTCAGCTTGCAGGGGTCAATGTATGGGGAGGAATTGAATGAGTTTAGTAAGTAGTCGTAAGAGAGTATTAAAACTAATCAATTTAGAGAATTATAAATAATCAAAGGAGGGGAAAATGGCAAAAACAAAAGTCTATTTTTGGCTAAAAATTGATAAGAAATTTTTTGATAATATTTTTATCAAGAGGCTAAAGACGGTACCTGGGGGGTACACCATGACAGTCATTTATATTAGGCTTATGCTAGAGAGCTTGGAAAGTGACTGTATTTTATACTATGAGGGCTACTTTGACAATCTCAAGGAAGAACTAGCCCTAAAATTAGATGTATCAGAAGATGATATAGATATGACCATGGCATACTTTACAAAATGCGGTTTAATACAGATTGACGAAGATAAAAACGCAGAACTACCACAGGCAAAAGCCTTGGTTGAGAGTGAAACAAACTGGGCAAACTATAAACGTGAACAACGAAAAAAAACAAAATTGGAAGAAGTCCAACCATCTTTGACATTTTCCAACTCGTGTCCAACAGAGATAGAGAAAGAGTTAGATATAGAGTTAGATATAGAGGTAGAAGTAGATAAAGAACAATCACCCACCCCCTCCACTATCAATCAAGAATTTGCAAATATCTATAAATCTTTTGAAGCTGAGATAGGTAAAGCATTATCACCGTTACAGATCCAAGACTTGCAGTATATGCTAGAAGATTTTAGCCCAGAGCTTATCCATGAGGCGTTAAAAGAGGCTGTCAGTCAGGGTAAAGCAAACTTTGCATACATCAAGGCAATCCTTAACCGTTGGAAACAGGACAATTTATTGACGGTGGAACTTGTTAGAAATAGCTTTGCAGCGCGTGAGGCTAAGAAACAATCTCCTAAGCAATCAGAACCTATTAGCCGTGAGGAATGGCTAAAAACACGAACAGAAGAAAACCCATTTTAGGAGGGTGAGCAATGGAAAATAAATTTGAGCAATATAACAACAGAAAAATTAGCGATAAGGTATGTGAGGTTCACAAGGTTAATTATTGGCAAATATCAACGCCAATAAGAGGCAGTAAGGAACGAAGTATACAAGAGTTTTGTCCTGAATGTTGTCAGGAGCAAATAGATAGGGAAGAGCAAGAGGGAGTTAATAATAGCCTAAATGCTGAGACTTACCTAAAAACCTATAATGTGCTTATGCGAGACAGTACGCTCCCTAGAGAGTTAAAAGAGGCTAGCTTTGAGAATTTCATAGCTGAGACAGCCGAGGAAAAGCAACTACTGGAGTTTGCTAGAGGGCAAGTAGAGAAATACCTGGACGGCATGACAGGAAATACCCTATTTACAGGATCTACAGGGATAGGAAAGAGTCATTTGAGCGTAGCTATTGCTAAGGCTATAAACGAGGGGCACAAGGCCAAAGGAGAGCCTAAAAGCGTGCTATTTGTCAATTTAACAGAAATCCTTAGACGAGTTAGAGAGAGCTTTAGCTCTCCTACTAGCCTAGAGGGCTATTACTCAAGAATGCTGAAAGAGGTTGATTACCTAGTACTTGATGATTTAGGAATAAAGTCAGACAACGCTAGTAGTAAAGGTAAATCAGTTTGGGAAGAAGAGTTTATTTTTGATATTCTCAGCAATCGAGATAAAACCATTATTACTACAAATCTAAGTAGCTCAGAGATTGTTAGCTTGTATAGTGAACGAGTGGCCAGCCGTGTCAGAACTGGCCTAGAGGGTAACTTTTTCAAGTCATTCACTATCAAGGATAAGCGATACTCAATTAATCAGTTAAAAAATAAAGTAAAGCAGTTAAACTGAAGTAATTTTCTTACAAACCTAAACAAAACTAGACACTTTTCCTGGGGCGAGAAATCACCCTCTTAAAAAATTACTATGCTTTCCTCGACCAAACTAATCAAGCATGGTAATTTAATCAATGACGAAAAACAACTATTGGGTACACAAAAAGGGTAGTATTTTATAACACGAACCTTAAAAACCTAGTCAAATCAATAGACTAGGGATATTCAGATTATAATAAATTGAAATAAAGGAGAAATTCATGACTGAAAACAAGGATAATAAATTATTAGAAATGATGGAGAAAGGTTTTGTTTTATACTCAAAAAATGGTATAATAAAGTACATTGAAATTCCAGATCATGGCAGTATTAAGCTAAAAGCTCAAGATGGGCAGATAGTTTATAAAGAAGTGACTAACGGAGAACAATGTTAATAAATACTGACTGGAAAAACCAGAGGTATGATAATTGGGTTTAACACTCTTTTGTCATACCTCTTTTACTTTTTGTCATAAGGAGGATAACATGACACTTACAACAATTAAAAATGACATTCAAGCATTTGGGAAGAAAAAAATAGAATATATGCGTGGTTATATCGCCATGCAGGACGATTTTCAAGATAAATTACACAAACAGTTAATCGGAAAAGTTTATGCAGAAGAAACACTGCTGAAATATAAAAAAGATGCAGAAAATTATTTTTCCAATACTTTTCAAATGCTGTGTCAACAACTAGAAAAAGAGAAAAATATTGAATTAGAAAATCTTAAATCAAAAGAAGAGTCTATTACAGCAGATGATGTAGCTGATTTATCTTTATTTTCTAGTATCAAGCCAACAGCGGTAGAAATGAAAGAATATTTAGAAAAGTATAAGAATAAACCTTTAGCAATTAGAAAGTTAGAGAATATTATCGAAAATGATGCTGATCTTTCTTATATTGAAATTGATATAGATCAATTCAAACAACAAAATCTTCTTGAAAAATTAATCATTTTCTTTACTAGGAAAATTAATTACTTCCATGATGGTTTATATATCAACGGTGATAAGATTGATTTAATGCAACATGAGATGATTGTTGAAAGCAATATTGAGTCGCTGGATGAAGAATTGCGTAAATATCTAGCATAAGAAATAAAGGGGGAACCCTTTATTTTGATAACAAGGAGGTAATAGATGGCAGGAAATGAAAATGATGGCCTTACATCCAAACAAATAAAATTCATAGATGCCATGCTTACCGAGCCAACGATAGAAAAAGCGTGCCAAAAAGCAGGGGTGTCAAGGGCAACAGGTCATAAGTATCTAAAGGTTGCAGCAGTTAAAAAAACATTGAGACTAAAACAAGATGAGATGATGGATAAAACTACACAGATGCTATATCTAGCCTCATCCAATGCTGTTTCTGTACTCAATGATATTATGATGGATTCTAAGGTTAACCCGTTTATAAGAACTCAAGCAGCAAAAGCTATACTTGAACAATCATATAAAACTCATGAAATTTTTGGAGTAGTAAGACAAATTGAAGAATTGAGGTTAGAAATTGAGGAAGTATCTAAAGGAGATCAAAGAGTTACAAGAACTCAAGGAATTATTAAGTAGTAGAAATACGCCTGAAGTTATCATCGTCGAGGGTAACGATGATTTGGGAGAATTTTTCCAAGTTGATGGTGAGTTATTTAGTGATATTGAACTTTTAGAAAACCTTAAAAAGTGGCGTGAATGGGAAGTGCAGGTTATCGTTGATGATTGGTGTAACCGTAGTCTAAATGAAGATGAAACAGGAATCTTATATTTTCCAAAGCATGAGGATAAAATGGACTATATCCGATTTAACAAAGGTTTAGAACCTTTATATCACGCGCTAGATGAACCTTATACAACAATCTCAAAAAGTGAGTGGTTAAAGCTATTAGATTAATAATTTAGGAGGTAATCATGCCAAAGAAGAAAATTGAGCGTATTTCAGTAATCCACAGAGAAAAAATTTTATGGCTCAAGTGGTATTTCATGAGAGATAAAGAAAATCCTAAGTATAGTGTCCTTGAGAGTAAAATGTTTGATGCTGCTAAAAAGCAAGATCTGCTTGCTTATAAAAAATACACCACGATTAAACAGATAACAGATATTAGGGTACAGACTAGTGAAGACGATTTTTTAACGGCCATTAAAGAGGTTTATGTGTATAATCACATGAATGTTATCGGAGCTTGTCAACGTATATTATTTGTTAGTCAGTCGTCAGCCTATAACAAGCTAAATAAATGGTTTGAAACTTATTCAGATTTGTATTTTAGTATTATTCCATTACCGAATATGGGAGCGTATCATGACTTGGTAGATATCTAATTGATTGTATGATATAATAAACCAAAGTACAATGAGTAGTATATAGGGATTGCGCCTTGATTGAGGAGATTCCGGTTCGAATCCGGGCTATTGTGCTAGCATCTAGGAAACTAGGTGCTTTTTGTTTCTATCAATTAAGTGCCTACTCCATTGCTGAATTAAAAAAAATAACACTATGAAAAGTGCTATTTCTCTTGCCTGCTGAACTCGTCAATTTTATTACCTTTTTTGTTACCCCTCAAAAATACCCTACTTGTTTGTACCTTGTCACTTTTACTAGATTAGACAAAATAAGCTCTTTAAAATTGTGCATTTTTGGGGTACTTTATTATAGGTATATAACCTTAAAAAGTAGAATAGTTCAGTGAACTATTTTATCCCGATCCTTGAAATTCAAAAGTTCGGCCGTTGATTTAACAACGTTTCTAGCCCCTCGGAATTTATCCGAAGGGCTATTTTTGTGTTCAGGGGGCATAAAAGGGGCATAACTTTTTAAAAAATATTTTTCATCACTTTGTCTAGCACATTGATTGCTTCATCTTTCATGTTCTTTGTGACATGGGTGTAGATAGAAGTAGTGACTTCAGAATCAGAATGACCAACCCTGTCCATGATTGTTTTTAAAGGAATTTTATTTTCTGCTAAAATATTGGCCATCGCAGGCAGTATGTTTTTATAAGTGCTCAATTTGATTTATTTTTGTGGAATCCTCTTATTTTAAGATGAATACCAATTATAAGTGATTTGCATATCCAGGATACTACAAAGAAAGGCAAGCTAGTGGCCACATAAATTTTATTTCATATTCTTTAAAGCTGTTTATTCTGTTAGCAATTTTATTTGATATGATCAAATAAAATTAATAGTTTATTGAATCCCTTTCTAATTTATTACATAATTTATTTTATGTAATTTATAAACTGTCCAGAGCATTCTTTTGTTCATCATTGACGATATGAGTATAGAGGTCAGTGACTTGCGTACTGGCGTGTCCTAGCTGGTGGCTAACCAAAACTTGCGATTTAGTTGCATCATAGAGCCTAGTTGCTAGGGTATGGCGGAGTTTGTGGGGGGTTACACGGACTTTGAAGTCCTCAGAGTACTTAGCAACCATTTTTTCAACGCTGGAAGCATCGATACGATTTGGAACACCTCGATAGAATGTCAAAAAGAGGGCCGTATCCGTCTTTTCAGTCTTATAGCGTTGACTTCGAATAGCTAGATAATTCTCTAAATAAGGTTTTGCAAAGGCAGCGACATTGACCGAGTCACGTTTACCACCTTTTCTAGTAACATCGATAACCATCATTTTGAGATTGAGATCTCTTAGATCCAGATTAACAGCTTCAGATAAACGGACACCAGACGCCAAGAGAAGGGCAATAATGGCCAGATCACGTTCCTTATTTTTATTGAACGATGATAGAGCACGATTTGAGAGCTGTTGTGGGTACTCCTGGTCGATATAAGTCAGAAAACCTTCTGTTTCATCACCTAGAAAAAGTTTTTGCTTGATGTTTTCAGCTCTGGCAGCAAGTGTTTCTTTCTTTTTCTTGGTTGAAACTTTCTTCATTACATTTCGATAGAAATAAGGTTCGCCTTGGTCGTTTTCAACCTCCTCGGTCAAATACTTGTAAAGACTAGAAAGGGCTGATAGAGTTCGATTGATGGTCGTTTGGGAAACGCCTTGTTTAGTTGTATTAGCATTCATCAAAGGACGTTCACGTAGATAAAGAATAAATGATTCCATGTCTTTCTTAGACATATTTTCCAAGACTGATAAAGGGATATCAGATATTTTATCAGCGTTTGAAATACCAGACTCCAAAACCCAGCTGAAAAATCGATCGTATTCCTTGAGGTATTCGTACAAGGTTGTAAAACTATAGGGAACAGCAAGCTTAGATTGGTAGTATTCCAGAACATACCAGGGCATGATTTGTTTTAGTTTGTCGATTCGTTCTAGTAAAATCTCACGTTTCATGTATTTTCTCCATAAATAAATCTACTAGTAGTATAGCATAGGATTATATATTTTTCAAGAAAATTATAGTTTTTCGGAAAGATTTTATAGGAGTTTTTTAAGTGATAAAAAAGACTGTGTAATAACTGGAAATTTTTTTCATTAAGAAAATAGTCAATTTCATACTTTATAAATACTACTAGAAATAGGTCATTAGACTAAAAAGACCTGATTTTATGTTAATTAAAAACCAAGTCTTTTTTGTATATATGAATCCATTAAAAAATTTTTAACGTTTTCCCATTCAAATTAGAAAAAATTATTCTTATAATTCAATTTCTCTAAAAAATTTCAATTGCCAATTTTGTGTTGCTAGAGCCGTTGTATTTAAATTTGTGCACCAAGGTGGATAAAATCTCATAGACATTTTCCCATTGTTGTCTTTTGTTGATAGAATTTTTCTACTGATAGCCTCTTCATTTGAAATAATAAAAAGTCCGCTCTTATCATTATCGATAACAACAATAACGAGTTCATCTCCCAAATCTTCATTGGTATAAGGAATGTTCTTGTTATTTTGGTCTTTTTTCCAAAATGCTGTAAAATATCCTTCTTTTTTCGGTGTTCTTTTTGCCAAGCGGCATCTTTTATATTCTTTATCTTCATCTTCCTTTATATTGATGAGGATGCCTTCGTATTTTTCATTACACTTTTCTTTAATGAATTCAAAATCACCATAAAATTTATGTAGAACATCAAGTATTCTCATTATGATGTAGGTCCTCCTTGGAATTTTCTTAATTAAATTGTTTACATAATATAAATTATGTAAAATCCCTACAACAACAAATCTTTGACTTTTCCAATTTCACTTTTGGGAATAACCAGATGAATCATATCCCCCAGATACATTCTGGTTGAGCCGTTAACTGTTTGGCTCTTACCATTATGAACTTGTGTTGTGATGAGGATGTTATGTGGTAAGTTGAGCTCGTGTACTTGTTTTCCAGCGATTTTGTCAGATACAGGGATTTCAATGAGTGTGACTTCTCCTTCATCTGTCGCTTCTTCAGGCAGCATTTTTTCCAACATAGCCTCATAGACTGGTGCCCCCTTGAGCAAATCCATGATGATGTAAGCTACTAAGGTTACTAAGCCAAGTGGCATGAGGTTGCGAATGTCGCCTACCATCTCGGTTACCAGAATCATGGCAGTTAAGGGAGCCTTGGATATTGCTCCAAAATAGCCACTCATTCCTAGTATGACAAATATAGGGAATTGCTCCTGACTGACAAGTCCAAGATTGACACAAATAACACCAACTAGAGCTCCAAGTAAGGAGCCAAGCGCCAAAATTGGTAGGAAAATTCCTCCTGGAAGGCCACTTCCATAACTAATCATGCTCCAAACAAAGCGAATCAAAAAATAAACTAATAGAATTTGGAAACTAAAATCTTGCTCAGTTAGGGAAAGAACCAGCTGATTTCCACCACCAAGGATTTGGGGTAAGAAGATTCCCACTGGTATGATGAGAATAAAGGCAATAATTGGGTAATAAGCCCTATCCAAATGGATTTTTTGACCAAGCCAATCATAAACTCGACCAACATTGAGCACAGCTTTCTCATAGAGAAAACCAGATAGTCCAAGAAAAACTCCCATAAGGAGGTAAATCCAATACTGGTCTAGGGTCATGAGTGGGATGTTGTCTGGCATGTCCAGTACGGGTGTTAGGCCAAATATGAGTAAAGAAACAAAGTTTGCTACGAGACTAGCTGCGAGAGTAGATACCCAGAAAAAGCGTGAAAAATGGTGATAAACTTCTTCTACCACAAAGAGAAGTCCTGCAATCGGTGCATTAAAGGCTGCAGCTAGACCAGCGGCAGCTCCACTCGCAATCAGGGAACGCTCCTCTACTGGACTGGATTTGAGCCACTTGGCAATTCCTTTACCGCCGACCGCTCCAAGTTGAATACTGGGTCCCTCACGCCCCAGCATGAGTCCACTGGCAATAGCAAGAATACCTAGCACATATTTTTTCCAGAGAACGCTCCACCAGTTGAGACTCATCAATCCCTTTAATTCTGCTTCGACTTGAGGAATTCCTGAACCCTTGATATCTTTTTCTGATCGAGTTAATTTCGCACTGAGCCAACAAACTATTAAATAAAATAGACCAATGATAAAAAGATTGCGCACTAGGTGCGCTTGATCTTGATAAAGTCCTTGTATCAGGTGGAATCCTTTTTCAATTAAGAAACGAAAGGATCCAACGATAATTCCAACAACGAGACCAACAATGATTCCTCGTCCAACTTGGGATAATATAGTACTTGAGGCAAAGGCAAATTCTTTCTTGGAACTGAGTGTTTCTGACTGTTCCTCCATAATCATTCCTTCTAACTTAACTTTCTTTTTCTCCTGAAACCAGTGATTTTACTGGTTCAAAGCTGGTTCGGTGAATTGGGGTAACTCCTAGTTTTTCAAGTCCTACCAGGTGTTTAGCTGTTCCATATCCTGCATTAGCAGCAAAATCATAGCCAGGGAACTGCTGATCGTAGTCCTTCATCAATTCATCACGTGTCACCTTGGCTACTATGGAAGCTGCTGCGATCGAGAGAGAATTAGCATCGCCCTTGATGATGGAGGTTTGTGAAATTGATAATTCCAACTTCATGGCATCTATCAAAAGGTGCTCAGGTTGAGGACTGAGTTGGGAGATTGCTTCCTTCATAGCCAGTTTGGTCGCTTCATAGATATTGACTTGGTCGATGACCTGATTATCCATGATACCAATCCCGATTGACAAGGCTTGGTCTTGAACTGCTTTGAAAATCTCCAGATGCTTCTTTTTAGGAATTTTCTTGCTATCGTTGAGACCTTTAATCTTACAATTTTGAGGTAAAATAACGGCTGCCGCGACTACAGGGCCAGCAAGAGGACCACGGCCGACCTCATCAACACCAGCAATTAAGGTCAATCCTTGCTTATAAAGTTCTTTTTCATAAGAAAGCATGGATTCCAAACGCAAATTTTCATCTAATTCAGCTTGAATGGCTTTTTTACGCTTGCTGATTTCCTTTTGAACTCCAGAGCGACCATCCTTTTCAAGTTCTAAAAAAATAGGGCTTTCTAAATCCTTGACCGTAGCAAGGAGTTCTTTGATTTCTTTAATCGTCGCCATCGAGGTCTTCCAATGTATCTAAGGTATAGTTACCGAGTTTGCCATCACGAACTTCCTTCACGAAGAGACTGTAAAAACGGTCATAGTCGTCACGGAAACCGAGGGCGCGAGTCATATCCATAATAATAACAGGAGCTTCTTCTTCAATTTTCATTTGTTTGAAGCGTTCAGCCAGCTTTTCTGGATAATGTTCTTTGAAATAATTGATACCAAAAATGGTCACCTCATCCATAGGAAGCAACTGGTCTTTGATAGCTCCAGTCAAGGCTAGTTTAAGAGCGACAGTTTCGTCTTCGAACTTAGGCCAGAGAATCCCTGGTGTATCCAAGATTTCCAGGTCTTTATTGGTTTTGAGCCATTGTTGCCCCTTGGTCACACCTGGTTTGTTACCGACAACGGCAATCTTCTTACCAGCTAAGCGGTTCATGAGAGTTGATTTACCAGCGTTTGGAATACCGATAATCATGGTACGCAAGGTTTCAATCTTAATCCCACGTTCTTTCTGGCGAGCAATCTTATCAACCATGAGCTTTTTAGCTGCGTCTGTTACGACTTTTACAGTCACTTGTTCTTTAGAGTTGATAGCCAGAGTCTGAATTCCTTGTGATTCA